GAAGCTTGATGGACCAAGGCTTTAGCCGGTCTGACATTCAGTACAGCATGCAGATGCTTGTTTCCGAGGGGATGGTGTTTAAGTACGGCGTGGGTAGGAACACCTACTACTCTGTAACGAAAGACGAAAGCAAGGAGCGCTCTAACAAGGTTGATCCGGTGATCATTCCAGAGCAGTACGTTGGCAACATGCAGCTTGGCCTTCGTATGGGGTACACAGACATTGAACCGCCCAAGGGCAGAAGAATTAAGGGGGTACTAAATGGCCAATAACCGCAACTCAATAACTGGTGACAAGATTATCACCAAGCACAAGTCTAAGTCGTTTGACGATAACTTTGACGCAATCTTTCGTAAGCCTGAAGAGCCAACATGGATTGACGTGCTTGAAATGACTGACGACGAGCTGGACAAGGTGGAAAAAGATGAAACAACATAAATGGCACAAAGAAATTAAAGCATGGGCTGATGGTGCGGAGATTCAAATTAAATATCTTGATGGTGCTGGCTCAAAAAGTGGTTGGATGGTAATGAGTGACCCTGATTGGGATTGTTATGATGTTGAATACCGCATTAAACCACAGCCTAAAAAGCGTATATCTGCAAAAGAATTGATAAAACAAGTTGTTGATGAGTACAACGCAAGCTGCGATAAAGAGCCACAGTATATAAATGTATATGGGTGGCTAGAAAACGGAAACATAACATTTAAACAATATGGGCCATACTTAGGCAAAATTAAACTGGAGGTAGATGATGTGTGAACAACAATACCAGGCTGAAGTAATGGACGAATTAATGCAACAAGAGTATAATTCCAATTTTGGAACAGGAGAAAGTAGTGACGATTTACACAGTAGAGGAAATAGCGCAACAAATGGGCAAGTCTGGCAGATGGGTCAGGCAGCTCTGTATCAAAGGCAAGTTAAAAGCAATTAAACACGGCCATACTTGGGTCATATTGGAGGCATGGAAATGATTACACATTTAAATTTAGAAGCGGCGTTACTTTAGAAGTTGAATACGATTACGAGCAACCAACCTACGCTTACTTTGGTGACTTGGAAGCTTTAACAGAACCACGAGCAGAGTCTAAGTCAGCTTTGTATTTAGGCGTAGATGTATTGCCATTGATTCGTGCATTGGGCTTGTATAACGAGCTTAACTTAATTCTAGTAGCAAACATGGAGGCAATAGATGAGTAATGTATACAAAAAGCTTATGGACGCTAGAATCCAGCTACAGAACACCGAGCTTAAGAAATCTGGTCATAACAAGTTTGCTGGTTATAGATACTTTGAGCTTGGTGACTTCTTACCTACAATCAACACAATCTTTTGGAACTTAGGTTTGTGTGGCACAGTTAGCTTTACAGCAGACCTAGCAACACTAACCATTACTGACATAGATGACGGCTCACAAATAACCATCACTAGCCCTATGGGTAGTGCAGCATTAAAAGGTTGCCATGAGGTGCAGAATGTAGGTGCTGTGGAAACATACCAACGCAGATACTTGTGGGTAACAGCTATGGAAATTGTAGAGCATGATGTATTAGATGCTGTTACAGGAACGGATACAGGCACACCAGCAAAAAAGCCTGAAACTTTAGAGCTTAAAATGCCAGAGTTTAGTAAAGAAGAGATGGATATATTGGCAGAAATGGCTGATGACTTTACTAAATATGTAGCTGCTGAAAAATTTGCCGATGCTAAAGCTTTAGGCGATACATTGGATAACGAACAAAAACTTGCAATGTGGGGTTTTTTAGATAGCAAGACACGATCATCATTTAAGAAATATCAAAAAGGAAACTAACATGGCACAATTTGAACAACGAGATAACAGCGGTAGTCTTTTTAAAAACACTCGCAAAGAAAAAGAAACACATCCAGACTACACAGGCAACTGCATGGTCAATGGTAAAGAGATGCGTATGTCAGCCTGGTTAAAAGAAGGCAAGTCTGGCAAGTTCTTTAGCTTCTCATTTAGTGAGCCGTATGTAAAAGATGGTGAGCCAGCTAAAACAACCAATGAAGCTTGGGTTAAAGATTATGTTGAAAGTGACATTCCATTTTAAGAAAAGGGCGAAAGCCCTTAAAGGAGACAATATGTTAAATATCTTACCAACTTATCCATCAGAAAGTATGATTGGTGATTTAAGGTTGCTTTTACCACCTCCAGAAGGGGTCTTAGAGGCACATAGAGAGGCCGTAGAGCGATTTAAAAAAGAACTTGATACAAAGTATCTACTGCACCCACAAAACTTCGTTAAACACATCAAAATGAGGTAAGTATGAAAATAACATTTGAGCTTGACGATAACAATGTAATTGCAGAGGCGCTTGATACTATGGTGGCTTGTCATTTACGCAACAGTAAAAATTCTATTTTGCGATGGAATTCTACAAACCCAAATGACATAGCTAACGATGCGAAGGTTTTAGCTGCCATTAATGTGCTGTTAACATATTACACAGGTGAAGACCATGGAGAAGCTTGATGACAGGAATGTAGATAGCTTTGGGGAGTCTGTCCGCAGGATAGTGTTAAGCTTGCCAAACACGACAAGCAATAACCTGGGGCAGTTGATTGAAAATGTATACTTGCGGTTTCAACAAGAATCTGAGAGAGATGCTAGGGAGGCTAAAAACAAATGATAATTAATGTAAAGCATGTAAAAGAAAATGAAGACGGCAGCGCTATCTGTGAAATAGACATGGATGAAGATGCTAAACGATGGTTGATTGAGCGAGGCTTTATTGCTGTGATAACAGAGGCATTAAAGAAAGACCCAGCCTGGTGGACTGATGAAGACGAAAAACGCATGGACATTATAGGGCAAAATGGCCCGACAGGAGAGGGATATGAGTGATGGTATGTCAGAGCAAGCATGGGAAGAGTCTATGGATCAAGTAGACGCTTTAATGAAACAGGTAGGTGGCAATCACTACGCTAGTATGGCTATACAGCCAGTAGAGTTTATAGTGGCTAATAACCTAACTTTTCTTGAGGGGAATGTGGTTAAGTATATATCCAGGCATCATGCTAAAAACGGTGCTGACGATGTGAGAAAAGCTATCCACTATTGTGAATTAATCTTACGGACGGTATACGATGATACAAACGATAATTAGTTATGTGCTGTGCTACAGCACTGCCTTTGGGTTGGGGCTAGCTTGTGGGCTGTTTATTGCTTATAAAACAAGTAAGGCGTAGATTTAATAGTTGTTACATGTAACGCAGAAAGCCGAAAAACTCGTTACTTACTACATCCTCTAGTGTCGGCTTAACCGCCTAAGAACAATTACTTGTTCATTACGTACATAGTTACTTCAAAACCGAAACGCATTTCAGTAGCTGCTGGTGATGTCCACATGGTAAATCTCCTAATTAGTTAGCTCTTTATTGAGCGTATCTTATAGTATCAGAATTAGGTTTTTTACACATCGGTGGGACTATTAATGTAAGCTAGTGAAAAGTATTATTTATAATTTTTTGCTAAATTTAATCCGTCAATATCGTGTTCACTTATGTATGCTGGGATGCTATTCATTCCTCTTAATTTTGCTGCTTCATATCTATGGCTTCCATCAGCTATCATCCATGGAACTGATGACCCAGCTTCATTTGAAACAACTTCAATTGGAGGAAATGGAGTTTCTTTTTTTGCATATTCTTGTATTAAATTTTTTGCAGTAGGAAAAGTTAATTTACCTCCTGGTAAAATACTTTCGCCATGTTCAATGTGAGATAACGGAATATCAACTAATCTTTGCCCTAGTCCAACACCTTTAATTCCACCAGCAAGTCCAGCAAAATCCATTGGAGTTAAATCTGATTTAGATAAAGATTGATTAACGCCAGCCATGTCACCTTTAAGCGCAGACGCTAGTGCATCACGATAAGGCGCACCTTTGCCATACTGTGTTACTGCCATGTCCTTAAGGGCTTTAACTAAGCTTTTAACATCTGCCATTATCGTCTTTCCAATTCAAGTATATATTTACCAAGCTTTGCTGTGTCTTCTTTACTCAAGCACATACCGCCATCAACCTTTTGGATGTTGAGGGTCGGTTTGAGGGGATACGGCTTTGGCATGGTAGTCGTGCAAGCTATCAAAGTGCTGCTCAAACCAATCAGCAGGAGCTGCCTCAATTTGCTCACTCTCTTGTTGCACATCTTTCTGCTCCTTTTTAGCTGCCCACTCTTGGTATAGAGCAAGCAGCCTATCTATGATTGCTAACAGGTATTTCATTTGTCTGCTGTAAACACGCCAATAGCGCCTATAACGCTTAAACCGAGTGCGACAATAGCTTCACCTTGCTCTGGTGATAAAGTCAAGCCTACGGCTGTTAAAAGGGCTACTAGACCCCTCCATGTAGATGATTCTTTACCACGAGCTAATAAAAATGCTTTCATAACTACTCCTTAAAAGGTTTGTAAGATGGTTTGCCGTTCATAAAAGTTGCTGTTAAGAATTGCTGACGCATTTTAGGGTCAAACGATACATGAACCCATGTGCCTTCCTCAATTACTTGGTCTACTTTAATGCCAGACTTAAATAAAGCTTTTACTACATCAATAGGCTTGCCAAATCCAGCGCAAGTAAAGTCAGCAGCTAGACCGTCCATGTGAGCAGAGTTTACAGAACCGCCTATTTTGCGATTAAGCTCCATGCAACGAAAGGCAGAGCTAATCCGTAATGGATGGCCTAAGAATGTGCGTATTTTCTCAAGGTTGTCAGCTAGTGTTTTTAGGTTGTTTCTAACTGCTTGGGATGGGTTGTTGTTAATGCCACTGCGAACTGCTGTTTGTGAGAAGGTTAGCTCCTCAAGCGTAAAATGCTCGCTCAACTTCATTTAAGGTTTTCCAACTTGTAGATTAGGCTTAAGAATTCACCTATTACTTCGTCCACAATGTTCTGTAACGCAGAATCATCTTTAGGTATGCACTTGTAACGGTTTTTCTCTATGTAAGCTAGTTTTTCAGCTATGCAGTAGATAGGCTCTTTATACTTTTCTTCCTCAGTCAGTATGGGTATCTCTTTAATGATTCCATGACGGCCTTGATAGGCTTCTGTTAGCTTGTCTGCCAACCCTGCTATGTCCTCATAGAAGTGGCCTAATGCTTTGTGTTGAGAATAACTTTTAGTGCGTAGATGTTCTCTGTGTGCTACATCACTAGCTAAAAACAATGTTGCTATAAATTCACCAATCATATCTCATCCTCAATATCAATAATTCCAATTAAATCTTCATCGTATACATTACACTCATGGCAAACATGAAAGTCTATGTCAGCATCGTCTATCTCGTATGGCTCTCCGCAACACTCGCAGAGTTTGATTTGTTTCATAGCCGTAACTTCCCTCGTAGTTTGTATAGACGGGCAATTTTACGAGCTGTCCTATCTACACGCCTGACAATACGACCTCTACCGCTTATAAGTAGCTTGCCGTGCAATGAGCGCATTTGGTGTA